GGCGCGCGACAGGCGGGAAGGTGGCCCGCGCGCAGCATCCGGGCGTCACGCGGTTTTGAAGGCGCCTGACCCCGCTCTTAAGGCTCTTATTCGCTCTTAATCGCGCTGGGTCTCAGCAGCGCATCGCGCGCGCGCGGGGATGCGCGCCGTGCGGACGACTGTCCGCATAATTTCTGCGGGCCAGAACCGCCAGTAAGGCGGTGATGAAGCAGCTCCATATCTTCCGCGCCGGCATTCACCAGCCCATGCAGGGCGGTGCGCTGGAATTTCGAGAGGCCGATCTGGCCGCGACTGCCGCTGCCTATGATCCAGCCTTCGGCGAAGCGCCGTTGGTGGTGGGTCATCCGAAAACCGATGCGCCGGCCTATGGCTGGGTGCGCGCTTTGCGTGCCGAAGGTGGCGACCTGGTCGCGGAACCGCATCAGGTGGAACCGGCCTTTGCTGAAATGGTGCAGGCGGGCCGCTTCAAGAAAATCAGCGCGTCCTTCTACACGCCGAACCATCCATCCAATCCGAAGCCCGGCGCCTTCTATCTGAAGCATGTCGGCTTTTTGGGTGCTGCCGCGCCAGCCGTGAAGGGCCTGCGCGATGTCGCCTTCGCTGCCGATGAGGCGGATGTGGTGACGCTGGAATTCGCTGCCGATGGCGCTGCTGTCAGCCCATGGCGCATGTCCATGATGCTTTCCGATATCGGCGGGCTGTTCCGTGGGCTGCGCGATTGGATTGTGGCGAAGGAAGGCCTTGAGGTGGCCGATAAAATTCTGCCCTCGCAGCCCGTGCAACGCATGACGGATGAGTTGGCGCGTTTGGAAGGGCAGGCCGAAGGCGCCCGCGCCGCCGCCGTTCCGCCCCCCGCTTTTGCCGACGACAATCAACAGGAGACTGTGACAGTGCCGACTGAAAAAACGGATGATGCGGATCGCATCGCCGCGCTTGAAGCGCGCGAACGCGATTTGAAAGCGCGCGAAGCCGCCTTTGCCGAAGCGGATGCCGCGCGGCGCGCTGCTGAAATGGCGGCCTTCACCGAGAAATTGGTGAGCGAGGCGCGCATCCCGCAAGGGGTGGTGCCGCGCATCCTGGCCTTTGCCGCCAGCCTGCCCGCCACTGGTGAGATTTGCTTCACCGAAGGCGATGCCACCGTGCGCGAAGCGCCGCTGGATGCCTTCCGTGCCGTTCTATCCGCGCTGCCCGCGCGTGTGGAATTCCGCGAAGTGGCGCCTGCCGGCCAGGTTGAATTCGCCGCTGATGATCCCATGGCCATCGCTTCCGCCGCCCAGGCCTATCAGGCCGAACGCGCGGCGGCGGGCCAAAGCGTTTCAATGGCAGCCGCCGTTGAGCATGTCACGAACAGGAGGTCTGCGTGAGCAACCCGCTACTTTACAAGGCGTTCACCGCAGGTGGCGCCATCAACCCTTACCGCATCGTGCGCCTTTCCGCTGCTGACACGGTGATCCAGGCCGCTGCCGCGACCGATAGCATGTTCGGTGTCAGCACTGATCTGACCATCGTGTCCGGTGAACGTGTGGAGGTGATGGTCTGTGGCATCGCCTGGATCGAAGCCGGTGCGGCCATCGCCCTTGGCGCGCCGGTGAGCGCTGATGCTGTTGGCCGTGGTGTTACCGCCGCGCCAGCCGCTGGCGTGAACAACCGCATCATCGGCTTCGCGCTGGATGCGGCTGTGGCTGCCGGCGATCAAATCCGCGTGTTGCTCAGCCCCGGCCTGATGCAGGGCTAAGAAGGAGTATCGAACATGGCAACCACCGCCTTTCCCGTAAATCCGGCCCTGACCGCCATCGCGATTGGTTATCGCAACCGCGATATTGATCTGATTGCTGACCGTATCTTGCCGCGCATCGGCAAGACCGGAAAGAAATTCAAATACACCGTCTACCCGGTGGGCGAAGCTTATACCGTCCCGAGTACTCGGGTGGCGCGGCGCGCGGCGCCGACGCAGGTTGATTTCGGTGGCACGGAGGTCAATGACGAATGTGTTGACTTCGGCCTGGATGACGTTCTGCCGCTTGATGAAGTGATCGCTTGGGAACAGATGCCGAAGCCGGCTTCTGGTGGCCCTGTATCGCCCATGGCGAAGTCCACGTCCTTGCTGACAGGCCTGATCTTGCTTGATCGGGAAATTCGCGTGGCCAACCTGGTGTTCAATTCTGCCACTTATCCGGCGGCGAACCGCGCCACGCTTTCCGGAACCAGCCAATGGTCTGACTTCACCAATTCCAATCCGGTGGACGTCATCCTGGCTGCTTTGGATGTGCCGATCTTCCGCCCGAATGTGCTGACCTTCGGTCAAGCCACCTGGACCAAGCTGCGCCAGCATCCGCGCATGGTCACCGCCATCCTGGGCAACCAGGTGAATGCCGGTGCGGTCACGCGCGAACAGGTCGCGGCCTTCTTTGAGGTGCGCGAAGTGGTGGTGGGCGCGGGCTTTGTGAACACGGCGCGGAAAGGCCAGGCGCCCGTCATGTCGCGCGTGTGGGGTAAGCATGCCGCGGCGCTGTTCATTTCGCAGGATGCCGCCGATGCGGATCATCCCACTTTCGGTTTCACCGCTGAATTCGGTGATCGCATCGCGGGCGACATGAACGAGCCCAAGTTGGGTCTGCGTGGCTCCACGATTATTCGCGTGGGTGAAAGCGTCAAGGAAGTGATTGCGGCTTCTGCTTCCGGTTACTACTTCGAAAACGCGGTGGCCTGATCATGACGCAGGAAACCCAGAAAATCCGCGCGCTGCGTAACCTTGATGTTGACGGTGTGCGCGTTCCTGAAGGCGCGGTGGCTGAAATTCGCCGCGAATTGGTCCCCGAACTCATCGCCCTGGGCGCGGTGGCTGATGAGGTCGAGGAAGCGCCGGTGGCTGATGGGGATGAGGCCGCCGGCGCATCTTCCGGCGGCAAGCAGGCCAAGCAGACCAAGCCCAAGGAATAATCTGTGACCGCTTACTGCACCCCGCAGGATTTGATTGACCGCTTCGGGCAGGCCGAAATCGCGCAGCTTGCGCCGGCCTTGCTCGGCCAGGTTGATACTGCGCGGGTGCAGCGCGCCTGTGATGACGCGGGCGATATGGTGGATGGCTATTTGCGGCCCCGGCACACGCTGCCGCTTTCGGCGGTGCCGCGCCTGCTGGTGAAGCTTTCCGCCACCATTGCACGCTTTGAATTGCATCTGGGTGGCGACCGTCAGCCAACCGACCAGGTGCGGCAGGATCGCGACCAGGCCATTGCCTTCCTGAAGGATGTGGCCGCCGGCAAGGCTGATCTTGGCATTGATGCCAGCGGCAATGAACCGCAGGAAGATACCACTGCGGTGCGCTTCAAGCCGGGTACTTCCGGCCTGGGCAATGAAGATTTGGGCGCCTATCGCTGGGGTGGCCCGCTATGATCGGCGCGCTGGAAGATGCCATCATCAGCCGCCTGCGCGAAGCCTTTCAGAACCGCGTGCGCGAGGTTGACCATAAGCCCGCGAAATTCGACGCCGATGAACTGCTGCGCATTCTGACCATAACACCCGCGATTTATGTGGCCTTCCTGGGCTGGCAGCGCAGCGCGCGCCTGCCGGGCAGCGTCATGACCACCTTCGGCGCCTATCTTGTGGCCAAGAATGCCAGCGGCGAACGCGCGCGCCGGCGCGGCGATGAAGCCACGATCGGCGCTTATGAAATGGCCGTGCTGACCGCCGCCACGCTGGACCGCTGGGTGCCGGAAGGCGCGGCTGGCCCGGTTGAAGTGCAAAGCTGCGAAAACCTTTACGCATCGGTCTTCGAAAAAAACGGCATCACGGTCTATGGCCTGGTCTGCGATGTGCCGGTGCAAATCCAGGATGGCTGGGGCGTGCCGGTGCTGGATGATGCCGCGCCTGGTGCTGATGCCCCGCCCGCTATCCTGGCGAATTTCATCACCTTCCACGCGGATCAAGACATTCCGCCCTTCGGCAATGTGAGTAAGCCCCCGCCCGCGCCGACATCCGGCGCCAATCGCGCCGATGCTGTCGTGCGCGTCACCCTTCCCACAACGTAAGGCGCCCCGATGTTCGTGAAGCCCGCCCATCCTGACCTTCTGGTCGCCAACCCGGAAGCCCGCCCGCCCATGCCGCGCCATCTGCCGGCGGAAGGCGCTGAGGTGCCCGATACCCAATACTGGCGCCGCCGCATCGCCGATGGCGATGTGATCCTGCAAGCGCAGGAAGACCCCACCACCAAGCCGCGCCGCGTGAAGGAGGACTAAGCAATGTCCGGTTCCATCAGTTTCAACGCCATTCCGAATAGCATCCGCGTACCGGGCAGCTATGTGGAATTCGACAATTCGCGCGCGCTGCGTGGGTTGAATGATTGGCCAGCCCGCGTGCTGATCATGGGCCAGCGCCTGACGGCTGGCACCATTGCCCAGGGCGTGCCGATCCGCGTGATTGATGCGGCGCAGGCGCGCACCTATTTCGGGCGCGGCAGCAACTTGGCCCACATGTTCGAAGCCTGGTTCCGCAACACGTCCCTGATTGAAGTCTGGGGCATCGCCATGGATGATGTGGGCGCGGGCCTTGCGGCCACCTACAACATCGCCGCCACCGGCACGTCCACCGCCGCCGGCGTTATTGCCCTGATGATTGGCGGTCGCCGCGTTGAAGTATCTATCGCATCTGGCACTGCCGCAGCGGCCATCGCCACCGCGATAAATGCCGCGGTCAACGCCGCGCTGGACCTGCCTGTTGTGGCCACGGTCGCCACCAGCACCGTGACGTTGACCGCACGCCATAAGGGCGAAATCGGCAATGCGATTGATGTGCGCCATTCCTTCCTGGCGACCGATGTGCTGCCACCTGGCGTGACCTTGGCCATCAATTCCGTGGCGACTGGCACGCAAAACCCGGTGGTCACCACGGCTTTGGATGCGGTGTCTGAAACCTGGTTCACGGATTTCGTGACGCCCTGGACCGATGCGACGAACATGGCCGCGCTGGAAGCCCGCATGGCCACCAATTGGGGCCCGCTGGTGCAGCGTGATGGCCATGGCTGGGCCGGCCTTTCCGGCGCGCATGGCACGTTGACGACCTATGGCGCGGGCCGCAATTCGCCGAATGTCAGCATTATCGGCATGCGGTCTTCGCCAACCCCGCCCTGGGAATGGGCCGCGGGCCTAGCCAGTGTTTGCATCCCCGCGCTGGCGATTGACCCGGCGCGCCCGGTGCAGACCCTGCAAATTCCGGGCGTGGTGGCGCCGCTGGTCAGCAACCGCTTCACCTTCCAGGAACGCGATTTGTTGCTGCGCGACGGCATCAGCACCTTCCGGGTGAATGAGGCCGGCCAGGTCTTCGTGGAACGCGTGATCAGCACGTATCAGACCGCGCCTTCCGGGGCGGAGGACATCAGCTATTTGGATATCGAGACGGTGAAGACCCTGTCCTATATCCGCTACGATTTGCGGACCATGATCGCGCTGCGCTTCCCGCGCCATAAGCTGGCGAATGACGGCACGGCCTTCGCGCGCGGGCAGAATGTGGTGACGCCGGGGACGCTCAAGGCTGAAATTGTCGCGCGCTTCAAGCAATGGGAAGCCGCTGGCCTGGTGGAAGGCGTGGATCAATTCAAGCAGGACATCATTGTGGTGCGGAGCGAGAGCGACCCGAACCGCGTGGATGCGCTGCTGCCGCCTGACCTGGTGAACCAATTCCGCGTGCTTGCCGCGCAAATCGAATTCCTGCTGTAATTTGAGGAGAACGGGACATGCCGCAATTCCTGGGCCGCGCGACCATTCGCGTCAATGGGCGGGTGATCGAAAGCGCCAAGGGCGCCAGCCTGGATGTGGGTGGCACCAAGCGCAACCCCGTCACGGTGGGCCGCGTGGTTGGTTGGTCCGAAGAAACCATGCCCGCCATGTGCGAATGCGAAACCAGCCTGCGCAGCGGCATGTCGCTGGAGACCTTCCGCAACATGGCCGGCGTGACGCTGATTTTCGAATGCGACACGGGCCAGCGCTACGTGATCAACGACGCCTTCGTGACCGACACGCCGACGATGAAGGACGGCGAAGGCGGGAACATCACCCTGAAATTCTCAGGCCCTGCGGCTGAGGAAGTGCTGTGATGCGCGCCTCCATCAAGATTGTTCTGAAAGAACCGATTGTGCTGCGCAGCACCGATACCGGCGCGGAAGTGCATCGCATTGCGGAGATTGATTTCCGCGAACCGCGCGCGGGCGATATGGCGGCGGCGATGGATGCGGGCGGTGCGGGTGGCACCGGCAGCATGATCCTGGCGCTGGCCGCGCGGTGTTCCGGCCTGACGCGCGCGCAGGTGGATGATCTTTCGATTGATGATTTCTTCGCGATTTCTGAGGTCGCGACCAGTTTTTTGCAGCGTGGCCAGGAGACTGGCCAGAATGCTGCGAAATTGTCTGGGGCACCTTCGGGCTCGCTGCCGGGTGGCAGCGCTGGACTGCCGCAGAGCTTCGGTTCCTGACCAACCGCGCGGTGGAATGGAACCGCCGCATGGCCGCGAGGTAATCACATAAATGTCGGGCTCCCTCCGACTATCAATCCTGATCGAAGCGATTGACCGCGCATCGCAGCCCTTGGCGAGGTTGCAGGTGCGGCTTGGTGGCATTGCGGCAGGCATGCTGGCGGTGGGTCAGGCGGCGCAACGGCTGGGCGCGCTGACTGGCGCTGGCGTGCTGGCGGGGCAGTTGGGCAATGTTGCCGGGCGCGCGCGGGATGCGGCGGGCGCGGTGGCGGGGCTTTCGGCTAAGCTGGCGATTGGCGCGGCGGGTGGTGCGTATCTGTTTAATCAGCAATTTGTGCGCGGCGCGGCGGATTTTCAGAATTATCAGGTGACGCTGGAAACCGTGATGGGTAGCGCGGAAGCGGCCCAGGAACGGCTGCAACAGCTGACAGAGTTTGCCCAGCAGACACCTTTCAATGTGGGTGAGGTCGTGAGGGCCGGTGTTTCATTACAGACGCTTGGCATTCGTGGCGAAGCTGCCGAGAGGTCGCTGAAGGCGGCGGGCGATGCGGCTTCGGTTTTCGGCGGCGGCTTGGATCAGGCGATCAACGCCATGAATGCCGTGCTGCGCGGCGAGAATGACCCTATCGAACGCTACGGCATCCAGGCCCGCACCGAAGGCCGGAAGGTGATGCTGAGCTGGATCGAGAATGGCCGCCAGATGCGCGCATCTGCTGACAAGAACAGCCGTTCAGAGGTTGCGCGGATCACCGCGATGGCGATGGCTGGCGTGGCACCCGATGGCATGCGCCGCCGCGCCGAGACCTGGGATGGCATGCTTTCCAACTTGGGGGATGCCTGGTCCAACTTCACGCGCAGCGTGGCTAATGCCGGACCGTTTCAGTTTCTTCAGGACCAATTGAGAGACGTCTTGGCCTGGATTGAGAGGATGAAATCCGAAGGGCGCCTGGACCAATGGGCGCGCGATATCGGCACCAGCATCACGCGGGCCTTTACGGCGATCCGCAATTTCGTGGTCGGCACGGAAGACACGCCGGGTGCCTTTGAGCGACTATCCAATATCTTTGAGCGCGTGTCGAAGGTGCTTGGGCCGATTGTGCGATACTTCGGGGGGCTTGAAACTTTCCTTGCTGCCATAGCGCTAACGCTTGGCAGCGGGCTGCTCGTCTCTCTCGGTTTATTGGGTAAAGCGATGATATCGCTTTCGGCTGCGCTGTTGTTGACGCCGGTAGGCTGGTTTGTGGCAGCGGCGGCATTCTTCACCGCGCTTGGTTACCTGGTTTATGAGAATTGGGATGGCATCGTAGCTGTCTGGGATAAAATCCGCGCCGCCTTCCGCGCGTTCTTTGACTCCGAGCAGATGCAGGAAGCGAAGCGGATTTTTGGCAGCCTGGGCGATTTCATCATCGATGCCTGGAATGGCGTGGGCCAGGTTTTCACGAATATCGGCAACGTGATTAAGGGCGTTTTTGCCGATGTCCTGACCTATTTCCAGCCCGTGCGCGACGCGCTGAGTTGGGTTGCCGATCGGCTAGGCATTGGTGGCGGCGGCGCGGCTTCCGCGCCCACACCACGCGATGCGGGCCGGGGCAATGGCCTCCGCCGCCAATCCATCTATGGCGACAATGCCCTGCCGGATGGCGCGGGCGGCGGCGTGATGCCGCCTGCCAATGACGTGCGCGTGCAGACCGGGCTTGATGTGAACATCCGCGCGCCTGAGGGCTTTGGCGTATCAGTCACGCAGCGCGGCGCCGATGATGGCATGGCGCTGAATGTGCGGCGCGGGATGCTGGCGGCACCATGAGCGAGGCACTGACAAGCATCGCCGGCCTTGCCTCTGCCCTGCCATGGGTGGGTGCCAATCTGCGTCCCGGCGCTTTGCGCGGCCTGCTGTTTTACGTGCAGTCTTCCGAAGAAAATTCCACCCGGCGCTGGGTGACGCATGAATTCCCGGGCCGCGATGAAGCCTGGCATGAAGACCTTGGCCAGAAGACCCGCAGCTTTTCGATTGAAGGCCTTTTGGTCGGCCCCGATGTGGTGCTGCAATCCCGCGCCTTCGCCCGCGCTGCGGCAGACCCTGAGCCCGCGACGCTGCTGCACCCCTGGCTTGGCGCGATGCGCGTTGTGGTGCTGGATTGCCGCATCAGCCATGATGTGAACCAGGCGCGCGTGGCGCGCGTTTCGCTGCGCGTCGAAAAGGCCGGCACCAAGCCCGCGCCGGTGCTGGGCATTGATAGCCTGGGCGAAGTGCTGGATGAGGCGGACCGGCTGCTGACCGCCGCGCAATCCGTCTATGCCGAGTATCGCTTCATGCGCGCGGCGGCGGATTTCATTGTGCAAAGCTTCAAGGCCAGCGTGATGGGCATTGCCGGCGCCATTGAAGGCGCGCTTTCCAATGCTGGGCTGGTGGGCGGTGCGGCGGGCAGTGTTTCCGCGCTTTCGACCATAAATGATGCGGCGATTGTTTCCGACACCGCCGTGCCGCTGGCGGTGGCCAGCGCGGCGCGGGATGTATCTGCGCTGGCGGGTGGGCGTGCGGCACTGACCAAGGGCGCGGATGCTGCGCCGCAGGCTGCCTTTGCCGCGCTGGATGCACTGACCAGCAAGGATTTGGTGCCGGACGCATCTGCCCTGGTTTTGGGCCAGCCCGGAAATTGGCAGGGCTTTTACTACTTCCAGGTGATCCCTGCGGGGTCGAATGCCGCGTTCATTCCTTTGCCGCTGGCGCAAGCGCAGGCCCTGTCCCTCATACACCGGCTGGATGGTGTGGCGGTTACCGTCCGGCTGGAGGATAATCCCTTCGATTCAGGTAATAGCACCTTCGTCATCTTTGGTCCGGTGTTTACCAGCGCGCGGTTCTATGAGGTCGCCCCGGCGGCCTACTTTGCGCAACCATCCAATCGCAAGCCCGCCACGCCGGCGCGGGCGCAATTGGTGGCGGCGAATGAAGCGCTGGGCGTGCTGGCGGTAGCGATTTTTGCCGGCGAATTCGCCCGCGCCGCCGCTGCGGTGCCCTGGGCTTCGCGCGATGATGCCATGGCTGCGCGGGACAAGGTTGCCGATGCGCTGGCGGCGGCGGCGGATCGTGTGGCGGCGGCGGGCTGGGATGCGGTGTGGCAGCGCCTGGTGGCGCTCCGCGCCGCCAGTGCCGCTGACCTGGCTGAGCGTGCAGCGCCCTTGCCGCGCATCAAGCGCCTTGAATTGCCGGGCGTGATGCCGGCCACGCTGATCGCGTATCGGCTGGATGGGGATAGTCTTTCCGATGTGTTTGGCCGTGGCGCTGCGCTTTCCGCGCGCAACCGTGTGCGCCATCCGGGCTTTGTGCCTGCCGGCAGCCCGATTGAGGTGCTGGTATGAGCGCCGCCATTGCCGCGACCGTCGAATTGACCGTGGATGGCCTGACCTATCGCGGTTGGCGGTCCATGAAATGCAGCCTTGGGCTGGATGCGGCGGCGGCGGAAATCAGCATCGAGATGGCGGAACGCTGGGCCGGTGCGGAAGACGCCGCGCAGATCGCGCGCAGCATTCGGCCCGGTGCGGAATTCACCCTCACGCTTGAAGGTGAAGCCGTGGTGGAAGGCTTCCTGGATGCGCTGGAAGTCGCCTATGACGCCACGAACCACACGCTGACGGTGCGCGGCCGCGAACGCACCGCTGATTTGGTGGATTGCGCGGCGACGGTGGATGGCCCTTATGAATGGGCCAATATCGGCCTTGAAGAAGCCGCGCGGCGCATCGCGGAACCCTATGGCATCACGGTGCGCGCGGAAGCGGACCTGGGCAAAGCCTTCCCGCGCTTTTCGATCCAGCCAGGCGAAGCGGCCTGGGAAGCCATTGCGCGGGCAGCGCGCGAACGCGCGGTGATCGCAACGGGCGATGGGCTTGGCACGCTGATCCTGACCCGCGCGGGCGAAGGTGGCGAAGCCGCCGGGGCGCTGCGCTTGGGTGGGAATGACGGCAATATCCTGCGCGCCAATGGCAGTTTTGACGTGGCGGAACGGCATGATGTGGTTGTGGTGCGTGGCCAGGCGCAGGGCGAAACTGAAGCGAGCCAAGGCGAAGCGCGCGCGACTGATGAAGACATTATCCGCCACCGCCCGAAGGTGATCCTGGCGGAAGCGCAAGGCGAAGGTGTGACATTCCAGGATCGCGCGGCGCATGAAGTGCGCGTGGCTGCCGGGAAGTCTCGGCGCGTGCGCTACACCGTGCCGGGCTGGCGCGGATCCTCGGGCAATCTGTGGCTGCCAAATACGCGCGTGTGGGTGGAAGATGCGTTTCTGGAATTGAAGCGCGAATTGCTGATCTCAAATGTCACCTTCAGCCTGACGGAACAGGGCACTGTGACAGAATTGCAGGTGGCGCCGGTGGATGCCTATGCCCTGCTGCCTGAGCAGGGCAAGGGCGGCGGCGGCGAAAGCGGGCCATTTGAGACGAAGATCGAAAGCCGCGCGAATGATCGTGACGCCTGGAAGCGGGTGGCCGAATGACGCTGGATGATATGAAGCGCTTCATCGCCCCCTTGCAACGCCGCGTGATGCTGGCAATCGGGCGCGGCACGCTTGGCCTGGTGGATGATGCTGATGGCTTGCAGCGCAGCCAGGTGACGCTGCTGGCGGGCGAAGTGCGGGACAATGTGGAACGCATCCAGCAGTACGGGATTTCCGCCGTGCCGCTGCCTGGGGCGAATGTGCTTGTGGTGTGCGTGGGCGGCAACCGCGACCATCCGGTGATCATTGGTGTGGATGATCAGCGCCACCGCCCGACCGGGCTGCAACCCGGCGATGTTTGCATCTATTCGTATCAGTCCGGCCATCGCATTTTGTTGAAGGCGGACCGGAAGATCGAAATTGAGGGTGATGAAATCACCATCAAAGCAGACACTAAGATCACGCTGGAAACGCCTTTGGTGGAAGTGACCGGCACCCTGGATGTGAATGGCGATATCCGCGACCGCGCGGCTTCCGGTGGCATGTCCATGAATGGGATGCGCGCGGATTACAATAGCCACACCCATGGCGGGGGGCCGGGCGCCAGCCCGCCCATGGCGCCATGATTGCGCTGGAATGGAATGGCACCGTGGGTGCGGCGGATTTGGCGCTGGCCAACACCGGCGCGCTGGCCAATGAAGCGGCGCTGCAAACCGCCGTGGTGCTTTCGCTGTTCACCGATGCGCGCGCGCGGCCTGATGATGGTGCGGAGGGTGATCGGCGGGGCTGGCTGGGCGATGCCTTTGCCCCGGAAGACCGCTACGGGTCGCGGCTGTGGCTGCTGCGGCGTGAAAAGCAAACCGAAGAAACCCGCCGCCGCGCGGAAGACTACGCCAATGAAGCGCTGGCCTGGTTGGTGGATGCCGCGCTGGCCACCGATGTGGCGGTGACCGCCGAATGGGTGGCGCGTGGCGTGCTTGGCCTTGCGGTGCGGATCGCCACACCAAGCGGCATTGAAACCAGCCAATTTACCATGAGGCTCTGATCATGCCCTTTGCCCGCCCTTCGCCCGCTGAAATTCGCAACCGCATGGGCGCCGAAATTGCGGTGGCGCTGCCCGGTGCGGATGCGCGGCTGCGGCGCAGCATGGAAGATGTGCTGGTGCGCGCCATCGCCATCGCCAGCCATGAATTGCACAGCCACATTGAATGGGCCGCGCTGCAAATTCTGCCCGATACGGCGGAAGATGAAGTGCTGGCGCGCCACGCGGCCATTTGGGGCATCACGCGGATTGTCGCCACGGCGGCATTGGGCAGCGTGACCTTCACCGGTACGGCGGGTGCCATTGTGCCGGCGAATACGGAACTGCGGCGCGGCGATGATGCGCGGTTTCTGCTGGCGGCGGATGTGACCATCGCCGGCGGCGGCAGCGGCACGGGCAATGTGGTGGCGCGTGTGGCGGGCGCGGCTGGCAATAGCCAGGCCGGGATCAGCCTGGCGCTGGTGGCGCCGGTGGCGGGCATTGCGCCCAGCGCCACCGTGGCTGTGGGTGGCCTTGCCGCTGGCGCCGATGCGGAAAGCGATGCGAGCCTGCGCGCGCGGCTGTTGCAGCGCATTCAATCGCCGCCTGCCGGTGGTGCCAGCAATGATTATGTGACCTGGGCGCTGGCTGTCGCGGGTGTGGAGCGCGTTTGGGTGTATCCGAATTGGCTGGGCGCCGGCACGGTGGGCGTGGCCTTTGTCACCACCGGCGGCGCCATTCCCGCCGCGCCCTTGGTCGCAGCCGTGCAGGCCGCGTTGAACCTGCGCCGGCCCGTGACGGCTGCGGTGACGGCCTTCGCCCCGGCCACGCAGGCCGTGGCGCTGACGATTGATCTGGCGGTGGATAGTGCTGCCATCCGCGAAGCGGTGCTGGCCGAATTGGCTGATTTCTTTGTGCGGGAAGCGCAGCCGGGCGGCACCATCCGCGTATCGCGCATTTCTGCCGCCATCAGCGGCGCGCTGGGCGAAGTGGCGCATCTGCTGGTGGCACCCGCCGCCGATATCGTGCTGCCTGCGGGCACCATTGCGGTGCTTGGCACCGTCACCTGGGCCTGATCCATGGATAGCAGCGCGTATCTTTCGCAACTTCTGGGCCTGCTGCCGCCGGGTGATGCGCTGGCGCGTGAAGCTGGTTCCCGCGTGGAACGGCTGCTTTCCGTGCCGGCGGCGGAATTGGCGCGGGTGGATGGCCGC